TCGATGCCGTCCGTGTCCAGCAGCGTGAACCCCGCGTCACTGGCCCGCTGCGTCATCGAGGTGCCCTTGTAGACCTCGATATCCGTCACCGCCAAGCCGGTAAGCGTGACGCTCGCGCCCGTCGCCGCAGCGTAGGTGTTGAACATGATGGGCAGGACTGCGCCCGCCGGAACTGCGCCGAAGTTAATCATGAGATCAGCCTGCCTTTAGTCAGAATGCCGCGAGTAAGCCCGCCTGTCAGCGGTGTGTAGGAGGAGCCGCCACCGCCTGCGTCGATGGCGTCGAAGTTGTCGAGCGACCCAGAATCAGAAACACCTGACTGACGCATTGCGAGGCAATAAATCCCCGCTTTGCCAGCGGCAGTTATTGGGCTACCGTCCGTAGCGCTGATAACCGCCGAGCCACCATCCAGATGCACGCTAATGTCACTGCCGGACATCCGCAATTCAAGATTTACAACCGTGCTTGTCAGCGTGTACGTGTAGTGACTGCCAAGTTGCGTTGCAGAGCCAGAGTTCACACGGTATAGGCTAAACCTTGTATTTGCATTGTCATAGTAGACGAGATAAAATGTCGTCGTCGCAGCCGCGGCTCGTCCAATTACGCCGATGTAAGGGTTTGTCGAATTTGAGTTCGGATGAGCTATGTCAGCGAATACCGAATAATCAGCCGACGCAGGCGTGCCCGAGTGCTGATATACGCCAGCGTCTGAAGAGTTTGTGCAAAGGATGTATGTTCCGGTCGAGCCGAAAATACAGTCGCTTGTGTAGCCGCTTTGCTTTGAGAAGGCAGGATAGACACTCGAAAGTTCTTCCGCGAGCGCAGCGCCATTAAAGGGAATTGGGCCTGATACGAAGGACATTTGGCGCCTAAACTGTTGGGTAGAAAACTTCTGTGTACTTCGTCGCGTGCTTGAGCAGCACCAGGCCCGACAGAGCCGATGACCACTGCACGCGCGTGTGAACGCCGACGCCTGCCGCGTTGCCGCCTGACGTGTTCCACGACTGCGTGCTGCTGCCGTCACCCGCCGTGAAGTCCTCGTAGGACCAGACCCACGCGGCAGTTCTGGCGCCGGTCGGCGTGAGGTAGTAGAGCCGCAGCGGCGCGGCAATGTCGGCAGCGACCATGCAAGCCTTTGGCGGGCAATAGGCGAGGCCGGTATTCGCGGTGATCGGCGGCTCGTCGCCGCTGGTCGTTGAGGATGTCCAGCCGGCCGTGAGGTTGGCCGCGTCCATCGTTAGCACTGAACCTGTCGCGCCGAAGCGCACGTAGCAGTCAAGCCCGGCGTGATAGCCAACGTCGGCGCCGATGTCCAGGGTGGTGAGCCCGCCAGAGTCGATCGTCAGTTGCGACCACGAGGCGCCAGAGTTTGTCGATGTGATCGTGTCCAGTTGCGCCGAATTTGCGTTCAGGCGCATGCGAACCAGGCGCGAGCGTGTAGCGTCGTAATGCACGAACCACTGCGATCCGGTCGAGCCGGCCGCAAGGTCGCCGTACCGCTCCCACCCGCTGCTGCCGAAGTTGTAGCGGTGCGCCTGCCTGCTGTTGGCGATGTTCACGCCGGGGTCGCCCGTGCCGCTGCCGACCGCCCCGCCGTGGCCTTGGATGATGTCGTTGCCGACCGCGACGACATGGCTGTAGGAATGCTGCGATGCGGGCCGAACGTTGCCGGGGTCGTCCGTCCACTCGCCGTGCTCGTCGGTGTACTCGGAGACTCCGGCGTAGTCGTTGACACCGACCACGGTGGACCATGCGCCCGTCGTCAGGTTCTGCGCGTAGAAGCCGTCATCGTAGGTGCCTGCGTGGCCGCCGCCGATGGGCAGCGCGTAGTGCCCGCGCCAGATCGTCGCACCGCAGAAGTCGGTGAGCGCCGAAGCGCCGAGAAGGCGCGCATCCATCGCGGCCTTGCCTTCGACCGATGCTGTGCGATCAGCGTCGGCGTGCTCGGCCAGCGTGACCGTGCCGAGGCGGATGAAGGTGCCGGGCGTTCCTCCTGCCCCGATCCCAACATCCGCCGATGCGGTCACTGTGCCGCTGATCTGCGGCAGCGCAATCGGCCGAGTCAGCGCAAACGTCGTCATCGCTTCATCCTGCGCACGGGCTTCAGGCTCACTACAAGCCCGCCGTCCGCGTGCTCCATGTGCACATCGTGTTCGGCGGCCTTGAATGCATCGGCAGGCGTCAACTTAAGCGGCTCGCCAAGGCGTAGCAGCGCAGTCACTAGCAACGCCTCGCGGATGCGCATATCGCGCATGCCTTGCACAAGCTCGCCGACCGTATCAACCACCGGCTCCGTCCCCTGGATCGACAGGCGCCCGCAACAGCATGCCGACCAGCTTCAGCACGTCGCCGAAGGCCACGCCGTCAGGGGTCGCGTTCATCGTGGCGATGAACTGCTGCTGCGATGCGACCTGCTCACGCACTGCCAACGTGTTGGCAGACATGGCGGAAGTCTGCTCGGCCGATACGTGCAGTCGCACGATGTCCAGATACAGCGCCCACTGCGACGGTGAGGCATCTGCGCTGGGGATTGCAGGGATCGGGGGGAGTGGAATGCTCATGACAGTTGCAGCGTCATCGTCAGGCCGCCCGTGCACGTCACCGAAGTCGTGCCGCTCGGGATCACCACATCCGTAAACTGCAGATCGCCGGTTCCCGCCGCGATGGTGGAAACAGTGCCATTGATGCGAACCGATGCGCCAGATGTTTCCAGCCGGAACAGCGCGATGGTTCCCGCTGTAGGCGAGCTGGCCGCCGTGATCGCGTTTGACACGGCCACAGAAGGTGATGCCGTCGAAGCCGCAGCAAACGCGGTGCTGCCAAAGGTCAGCGTTGCGAGCGTGCTGGGGCCGGTGGCCTGCAACTTGAAAAGGCCGCTATTGAAGACGGCCGCCATGCCATCAAGCGCGGCCTTATTGCATTCATTTGCTATCGTCAGCGCCATCGTCGGCCCCTTCTTCGTTGCTCAAGTCAATCGGCAGCGAGCCGGTAAACTCAATGGTCTTCAGGATGTTTCCTTCGGCATCGCGGCATTCAAACGTCCCGCTCAGTCCAAGGCGACCCGTGATAGGTCTAATATCTTTGGTTTGCATTTCAGTCCGGCACAACAATCGTTGAAGACTCAAGCGTGAACGTCCCGCCGCTGGGGTAGACGTATTCCGTTATTGCAGCGATGACCGCGCCCCAACTCGGCGCCGTCGTCATGTCGATGGCCGTCCCGCCGTCAGTCGCAGCCACCTTGAAGGTGTTGGACTCGGCATCCCTTACGTAGAGAATCTGCCCCTCGTCTGTGCCGCTAGGCGCCGTGCCGTTGAAGATCAACACCTTCTGCGAATCACTCCACCCGTGCAGGGGTGAATTGATCGTGTCGTTAGGCGGATCGACGGTGAAGTTCTTCGGACTCGCCCCACCAGCAGGGCAGGCATAGAGCCACGTTGACCCGGCCCAATAGCCGATCCACCGCACCGTCTGCGCCGACACGCCGAAGATGGCCGATCCCGTCTGCGTGCGGATGCCACCTGACGCAGCACCAAATGCCACAGACTGCCGCGCATACCCTCCTCCGCTGCACTCGTTTGCCCCGGTTGTCCCGGGGAACGCGGTGTGCAAACTGGCCGTGTCAGGAGACAGTCCCGCCAGAAGCAGATTCTTCGTCTCGGCGCTAATGCTGCTCATCGCGCCACCCCTGACACGATGTTGAAAGCCGTGTTACCCGAGTACCGCAGCCGCCACACCCGGTCCCGCGCCATGCCCAACCGTGTCCACAGCAGCCGCGGGAAATACTCGCCAACCTTGCCGACACTGCGAGCAATCCAGTTGCCCCAAGTCTTGCCGCCGTCGTTGCTGTAGCTCAGTTCAGCGTAATACTCGGCACCCTGCGGGCTTTCTCCCGTCGTCAGATCGGCGACGAACTCCGCGAAGAATTGCCGATCCCGGCTAGGCGTCACCTCGTTGGGAGACACGCGCATCCTCACCAACGGATCACCGGCATTGGTATACGTCGTGCGGCTCAGTTCGTAGACGTAACCGTCAGCATCAAAGCCGACAGTCCGCCCGTGCGCATACATGCAATGCGTCACCCGGCCCTGCGCCAGTTCACCGGTTCCGTCCAAATCGCACCGCTCGTACCACTGCCCGGTCGATGCCTCGAAACACCACGTCGAAGCCACCCCGGGCGCATTCAGGCAGTAATGCGTCAGCCCGTCCTGCTGATAGACCCACGCCACCGCCGCCGCCAGGTCCGTGCTGGCCGATAGCGCCTGTTCCACAGCCTGCGTGCTCACTCGTTGAAGCTGCAGGCCGTTCGCCCGGTACACCATGCCGCCGCCGTTGCGGTCCCGTCCCAGCATCATGAATCCATTGTCAAGCTGCGCGACGGAAAAAGCCGCCAGGCACCCGACATCGCTATTGGCGCCGTTGTTGCGACTGAACGGGTAATCGGCCGACACGGCGCCCGATGCGCTCCAGACCTCGGAAGACTGCGAGCCCAGGAGCCACTGCTCACCAAACACCACGATCTGCCCGACGAGATCATCCGGCACCCGCTCTGCGCTCACGTAGTCAAGGGCGTCAATCGCCGTCGCGTCGTCAATGGCCGACACGTAGGCTTGTTGCCCACCAGGCACGACGAAGGAAAAGAACCCGTTCAGGTAGTCCACGCCCGACGCGCCGGGCCAGTCTTCATCCGTGATGGCCTCAAACGTATTCGACGCCAGCCGCAGGACATAGCCGCGCGGGTTGTCCACGATGACAAGCTGCGACAGGCCCCACGCCATGCTGACAGGCCCGGTGCTGGCGCTCAAAGTGCCGCGACTCGTAAGCGTCCAATCGCTCGCCAGTTCGTACAGCGTGGCACCAGCGACGAAGAAAGCCCGGCCGCCAGCGTCAACGCACCCGCGAACTTCGGCGCCGCCCGCAGCCCTTTGAATGAGCCCCGGCACGCTCGCCAGCACGAATTGCGCTTTAGACGGCGCCTCCATCGCGGCTAGGTACAGATTGACGGAGCGCGAACGGCTAGCGTCCCCGTCGAACGTTTCGTAAGACGATCCAACGAAGGGCAAGGCCACGCTAGTAACCGCGTTCTATGTAGCTTTGACGCGCCGGGAACGACTCGGAGCGGATCGGCACATGGTTCGTGCGCTTGTAAGCGTGCAACGCCCCCGCAGCACGGCGCCGCACATCCGGCGGCGTGGTCTTGCCGTAGGCTGCGGCCATGTCGTCGGCCAGCGCGAGGTGCAAAGCCACCGCCGCGCCTTCCGGCAGCGTTGCCGATGTCGTCGTGGCAGCGAAGCTAGCCAGCACACCTTGCACGTCTAGTTTCAGCGTGTAGCCCGTGGCCTTGGGGTAGACGTAGACCGTGCCGTTTGTGTTGCCGGCCCGATACCACACGTAATCAGG